AGTCTGCCCGTTTAAAGTCAAACCCCATCATCGGTAATACCGCTGTAGGTAAAGAGTCTATCGAATATGACGTTATGGAAGCGCAGGACAAGCCCGAAAAAATGCGGGACGTTCTAACAAAGACGTTCAATATCTGGATCAACCAACGAGCTGCCGGTTACATGAATATGGCAAAATGGAAATTATGTAGTTCAAATGACAACAGACCATTCCCGGACGTTACAGGTATGAAAGTTTATCCTGGACTTGATCTTGCGGCAACACTTGACTTAACGAGTCTGTCATTCGATGTACCATTGCCAGATGGACATTACGCTGTTTTGTCTCACTCCTTTATGCCCGAGGAAACTTATGATGCGAGAATGAGGGAGGGTAAAATTAGATTTGATCTATGGAGGGATCAAGGATGGCTGACGGTTACGCCGGAGGCTGAAGTTGACTACCACTTTATCTTGGAATACTTAATTAAAACTTTCGAAGAATACAAATGGCCTAAGGGTGAGATATGTTTTGACCGGGCACTTGCTACCTGGCTATCGCATGAACTTGATTTGCTTGGATTTATCCCGGTAGATATACCACAGAGTTTTACAGGGTTAAGTGAGGCTACAAAAGATTTTAGGAATAAGGCATATAATAAAAAAATATATCACAACAACAATCCTGTTTTAACATGGGCTATTGGCAACGCCGTAGTAAAAAAAGGTCCAAGCGAAAATATTATGCTTGATAAATCCAAAGCAAGCGATAAGATTGACCCGATAGCGTCGCTTATTAACGCGCATGTGCGGGCTATGGTTAACGAGGATAAATCCAGTGTCTATGAGAAGAGAGGCATGAGGTCGCTGTAAGGAGGTGAGTATTTGAAGTTAAGACAAAGAATAGGCATGGCAAGCAGGATGATTTTTAAAAACAATTGGTTCGACGATTATATCAGGTCATTCCTTCGGGGCGACGATGTGCCTGGCACACCAGGATACACACAAATAAACGTGCAGACAGCCATGAAATACACGGCTGTTTTTTCATGCGTCCGGGTACTATCTGAAACGTTAGCGTCAATGCCAGTCATGCTATACCGAAAGCTAACCAACGGCGACCGAGAGCAGCGAAACGATCTAATAGCTTACGACATCCTGCACAACGCACCGAATGATGAAATGAGTCCGTTTAACTTTAAAGAGATGTGCATGGTAGCACTTAACACAGGCGGCAATGCTGTCTGTGAGCGTCTGGTTAACCGTTACGGCCAATTGGTGGGATTATACCCGTACCCGTGGCATATGGTACAGATTGACCGCGACAGAGAGACCGGGAAACTGGTCTATAAGGTTCGCGATGGAACCAAATGGCGTGATTTAAGCAGGTCACAGGTATTTCACATACCCGGATTAAGTTTTGACGGTGTTATCGGTGTATCTCCGATTGAGTATGCAGCTTCAGCTATCCGGCTGGGCCTGTCGTATGAGCAATTTGGGAATAGCTTTTTTGCAAACGGAGCTAATTCGAGCGGAGCGTTTACGCATCCCAATGCTTTAGGTGATATTGCTTACGAGAGACTAAAGAAGGATTTAACAGCCAACTATACAGGGTTGAAGAATACCGGCAAGCCCATGTTACTCGAAGAGGGCATGGATTTTAAACCGTTTACGATCAAGCCTGTGGACGCCGAATTGTTGGGAAATAAGAAATTTCAGACTGAGGATGTGGCCCGGATTTATCGGGTACCGTTACACCTCATCCAAAACTTAGACAAGGCCACATTTTCTAATATAGAGCAGCAAAGCCTTGAATTCGTTATGTACACAATGCTTCCATGGTTCAAGCGCTGGGAGGAAAATGCTAATATGCAACTCCTGACAAGGCAAGAAAGACAAGCGGGTTACTACTTGGAATTTAAAGTCGATTCGCTACTTCGCGGTGATGCTAAAAGCCGTGCTGAGGCATACGCAGTTGCTAGACAATGGGGATGGATGTCGGTTAACGACATAAGAAAGTTGGAAAATATGAACAGAATTGAAAACGGCGATATATACCTAGAGCCACTTAATATGGTTGAGGCCGGTAAAGTACAGGATAACATCAAGGCCACGGCTGAGGAAATTTACAAAATGCTGCAAAGCAAAGCGGCATAGAAGGGAGGTAGGGGCTTGAAAAATAAGCGTAAGAAATTTTGGGATTTTAAGGCTAAAGCAGATGACCCCAATACAGGCGAGCTTATGCTCTATGGTGATATATCCAGCTATGAGTCGTGGTGGTCTGATACAATCACACCAAAGCAATTCAAAGATGATCTAGATGCACTGGGTGATATAACTAATCTGAATATCTATGTTAATTCAGGCGGCGGGGATGTATTTGCCGGACAAGCTATCAGGTCTATGCTTAAGCGCCATAGCTCTTATAAAACTTGCTATGTAGACGGGCTTGCCGCATCTATCGCATCTGTTATTTTAACGGCCTGTGATAAAGTCGTTATGTATAGTAACGCTATGCAGATGGTGCATAAATGCTGGTCTTGGGCTGTAGGGAATGCGGATGATATGCGTAAAATGGCAGAGGATATGGATAAAATAGATCAGTCTATAGTTGCTGCCTACGAAGAAAAAACTGGTCTTGACAAAGATGAAATACTTGAACTTATGAAGGATGAAACCTGGATGACTGCTGAAGAAGCTGTAGAGAAAGGTTTTGCTGATGAGATTGAAGGTAGTAAAAATGTTGCCGCATCTTTACAGGATGGCTTTTTAATCTTGAACGGTCAAAAGATGGACCTGTCTAAGTTTAATAATGTACCAGATTACCTTAAAAATTTAATCAAACAAAATAAGGACAATAAAACAACAGTTGATGCACCGGCAATGGATTCACTAACAGCGGCAATAACTAACTTAACTGAAACGATACAGGGCGCTGGTAGGACTCTATCAACTGCGAATGAGCAACGAATAACACAGTCACGCGACTTGCTGAATGAAGTCCTTAGCCAGTTAGAGGAAGAAGAGACTGAGGATAGCACCAAAAACAAACCGGAACCAGTTAAGCAAGTGCCGGTTGATATATACCAAAAACAAATTCTACTAAATAGGAGGAAATGCAATGTTTAAAGCATTATTAAAGGCCAAGGTTGCTGAACAGCAAAAGCTTGTCGATCTCGCGGTAGCCGAAAACAGAGGTTTTACCGATGAAGAAATAGCAAAATTTAATGCACTACAGGCTGAAATTGATGGATTGGAAAAGACTATCGAGGCGGCTAACAAGTTGGATGACCAGCAGGCTAAGATGAATACTGCGGTTAATAAGCCGGCACATGTTGAAGTAGTCAATACTGAAGAAAGATTTAGCAGTTTCGGTGATCAATTGAGAGCTGTTGTAAATGCTGCAAGGCCTGGCGGCAGTATCGACAATCGTCTACTTGTGAGAAACGCTGCGTCCGGTATGAGTGAAGCAGTTCCCAGTGATGGCGGTTTTCTTGTTCAGCAAGATTTCGTTACAGAACTTTTAAGAAGGGTTTATGAAACCGGTGTACTTGCCAGTCGTTGTCGCATGATTCCGATTAGCACAAATGCTAACGGCCTTAAAATCAATGCTGTTGATGAATCAAGCAGGGCAAACGGTTCCCGTTGGGGTGGCGTACAAGCCTACTGGGAAAATGAGGCCGACACAACCACTGGCACAAAGCCCAAGTTCAGGCAGATGGAATTAACTTTGAAAAAGCTTATGGGTTTGTGTTATGCCACTGATGAACTTTTGACTGATGCATCAGCTCTTGAAACAGTTATGAGTCAGGCGTTTGCTGAGGAATTCGGTTTTAAAGTTGACGATGCCATTATTAACGGTACCGGTGCAGGCCAACCTTTAGGTGTCCTTAATTCCGGTGCTTTGGTAACCGTAGCTAAAGAAAATGGGCAGGGGGCTGCCACTATACTGTTTGAAAACATTATAAAAATGTGGTCGAGAATGTGGGCACGCTCTCGCCAAAATGCTATTTGGTTAATTAACCAAGATATTGAACCGCAACTCTTTGCGATGAGCATGGCTGTAGGAACAGGTGGTGTTCCTGTTTATCTTCCTGCCGGTGGATTAAGTCAATCTCCTTACGGTTCTCTGTTTGGTCGTCCGGTCATCCCTATTGAACAGGCAGCGGCTCTTGGCACAGTAGGCGACATCTCTCTAGTAGACCTTAGTCAATATATGATGATTGATAAAGGCGGCATTAATGCGGCTTCCAGCATCCATGTACGCTTTATTTACGATGAATCAGTATTCCGCTTCATCTATCGTTGCGATGGTCAACCTATCTGGAATAAGCCTCTAACTCCGTATAAGGGATCGAATACCCAAAGCCCATTCGTAGCTTTAGCTGCCAGAGCTTAATCTAACAGGCAGGTTTAAGACCTGCCTCAAATAAATTTTAAGGAGGAACCCAAATGCATGGAATCACAATTGCAGAACAATTTCACGTAGTCAACATACTCCCGCCGCAGGACGTTGCAGCCGGTGTTAGCTCCGATGTTTTTTCCATGAAAAACTATTCTCATGCAACGATCATCGTAACCGCAGGCAGCACAAATGCTGATGCTGGTAACGTTACCATTGAGGAATGTGACGATTTTACACCGACTAATGACACAGCTATACCTTTTGCTTACTACGCAGAAACTACTGCTGCGGGAGATACACTAGGGGCACGTACAGCGGCTGCCGCCAATACTGGCATTGACGTATCAGCAAACGACAATATCACTTATGTTATCGAGATTGATGCTTCTGAACTTTCTGACGGTTTCCCTAATCTGATTTTAAAATGGTCTGCCTGTGGCGGTGCCACTCTCGGATCTGCCATAGCTATTCTTAGTGGCGCAAGATATGCAGGCACGGAATCTGCAACAGCAATAGCATAAAACCAAATTTGCCCGGTTAACGCCGGGCGCTCTTAATTGAGCGAAGGAGGTAATACAAGATGGGTGTAAATTCTAAGTACGTAAATGGTAATCTTGTATTTGTCGATAGTGCTAACAAGCAAAGATGGCTTGATGCTATCGGACCGCATGTGTGTAAATTCATTGAGGATTTTGTAGGTACTCCGTTTGCAAGTGCCGATAATCCTGCAGCATGGACAGTAACACTCGTTGAGGGTGGTGCAGGTGAAACCACAATAGCGTTAGCTGGCAGCGCTACGGGTGGGGCGTTACTCATAACCAGTGACGCCAATGATAATGACGGAGCCAATATGCAACTACAGGGAGAGGCTTTTAAATTAGCATCCGGCAAACCTCTTTACTTCGGTGCTAAATTCCAAATGTCAGAGGCAACTCAGTCAGACTTTTTCGTGGGACTTGCCATTACCGACACTGATATTCTGGGCGGCGTGACTGACTCTATCGGGTTTAAGAAAGTTGACGCGAGCACCACGATCCAATTTGAGTTAAACAAAAACAACACAGCTACCGCAGGCAATGTAGGTACTTTGGCTGCCGCAACGAATGTAACGCTAGAATTCCTGTTTGATGGAACTAATGTTGATTGCTATGTGAATGGTGCTTTACAAACTAGACTAGCAATGACAAACTTACCCGATGATGAAGACTTAACACCCACCATTCAATTCTTAAGTGGTGCTGCAGGTGCTAAAACAATGACTGTTGACTGGATTCGCTGCATACAAATTAATTCGTAATTAAGAGAGGGGCCGAAAAAGATGGCAGCCACTTTAGTAACCACTATAAAAAGATTTACCGGAACATCCGCAGAGCGTGTCGCTTTATCGGTTGTGGGTGTACCTGCTGGTAGTACGTATTTCGATGATGAAGAAGGTATTTTGTACGTACTGAGCAAAGCAGGCACTTGGGGGCCGAAAAAATCACCTTTATCTGAAGGTGCGGCAACCGAAGCAACTTTGGTAGAAATAAAAGTTTTTGATGGTGGTACCGCCACCGGGGGTTCAAAAACTACCATAGTCGATACTGGCAAGGACTGGGAAACAAATATGTTTGCTGGCAACGTGGCAAAAATCACTGTAGGTACAAAAGACTATTACCGAACAGTCGCCAGTAATACGGCAAATACATTGACTATAGCAACACTTCCTGGTGCAGCGGCATCGGCTATAATCGGTACCCCCGGCACGGCAGAGGTAACTATAACGGTTGTTGCCGAGGGTGTTGGTGGCAATTCGTACACGGCAGAGGTTGTCGAAGCTCCGGGGGATGATGATAATTTAAGTGCATCTTTGACAGGTACGGTTTTGACTGTCTACTTAGGTAAAACAGGCGGAGCATTGGATAATGCAAAAAATACTGCTATCCTAGTGGCGGCGGCCATTGATGCTATACCTGAGTTCACTGCGGCAATGACTGGTTCCGGTGGTGTTGTGGCTGCAATGGAGGCAGTTCCGTTTACGGGTGGTGTTGCGGTAGTAGATGTGACCGCTGGATCAGAGTATCAGATTATGCGTAAGGTGGTCGTATCGGATGGAGGTAGTTCGATAACTGTCGATCAGTCAACTCATGACAATCTCAATCTAAATGCAAACCTGCAGGTTGGCAATGCCGATGTTGCTGCTGCTAATCCTATACCTACCACACTAACGGGTAGTAGAGGTTCGGTTATCGCTCACCGTACAGCAATTACCGTAGCAGACAAAGTCCCGGTAGTAACCATAACAGCAGCCGATTCATCGACAGCAGGTTCTCTTACAGCCGTTGCTCACGGAATCGGCGTTGCTCCGGGCAATTCTTACGGTTCTGCCGGAGTATCGGCACTTGTGACAGTTACGCCAACAGTAGATAAATCAATTGACATAACAATCCCACAAGCGACAGGTGCAACATACTACGATATTTTCTTATCTACCTCGACTACTGCCCCACTTTGGGTTGCAAGAGTCACAGAAGAACAAAGGGTTACAGGTTGTGTTATTACCGCAGTTGGGACTGTAGATGAAGGTGGTTCGGCAGGTGTTGTTAATGTGCAAATTATAGGAACAGAGAGTGCTAGTACTGCTGCTCCTTTTGTTGCGAACAATGCTTATATCCCTACAGGAATTACAGCAATACCATGTGCTGGCAAGACAAAAGCATACATCCACATAGACTTTACCGTTACCGACCTAAGAAGTTTACCGGCCATAGAAATTAACCCGTTTATGCAGAATAACGATTCTGGATCAACATTATGGTTCCAAATTGAGTCTCAAGCTATTGCTGTAATGAACGGAGCAACAGGACAACCATTACCGCAAGTTTTTGTTGTAGATGTAAATTCTGCCCGTAATTTCATTGTGCTAATTGGGGCAATATCTGGCCAGGGTGCAAGTGTAAATATTACCGTAGAGTTATTTTAGGGGGTATACGAATGTATATTATCGCTAGCCCACCTGGAATTAAAGGTACGGAAGGTATTGTACAGAACGGACTTTTGGAGGAATATCGTTTTGAAGAATCTGTCGGAGAAATTTTGATTGGTTACAAAAACGGTTATCATGGCACTTCCGGTACAGGTAATAATAAACCTACGCCAACATCTAATGGATGGTTATTTTTTGTGGATGATTATGTTGACTTACCAGAGCCAATTAAAGACGCATTATCGGTAGGAAAATCTTTTACTGTTATTTTTGCAGGTATGCTAAAAGCTAATACTGTTTTAAGTAGCGTAAAAGCAGTAAATGACAGGTTAAATATTAATATAACTACAACCTACCCAAAAATAATAAGAGGTAATTTGTTTAATGTTGTGAATTACAGCAAAGCAGGTCAAGAGTTCAATTCCAATTTTTTTAATATCTTCACTTATACGTCTGAGGGAGATAAAGCTAAATTTTTTATAAACAAAGATAATTTTCGTAACGGAATAACTGCTTCTAGTGCAGGAACTACGCTTGGTTGTCGCATTGGGTTAAGACCAGTAGGTTCGATAGGACTAGAAGGAACCCTGTGTAACATGATGATTTACACAAGAGTATTAACTGATCCTGAAATATTAAGAAACTACAGAGTATTGAAAAATATTTTAAAATTAAGAGGAGTGATTATTGGTGACTAAGATAATAATTTTCCCTAACATAGAAAGTTTTCAGTCATGTCAAAACCCTCTACCAAGCGGTCAAATTTTCTGCAACCCTGTACCTGCTAACGACGGTATAAGGTATGCTATGTGTATGGATTGGGTACAAATGGATTTAGACTATTTTGCCACTTTAGAAGGTGTTATTATTGTAGACACTTTGCCAGCAGATTGGTATTACCCAGAGGAAGGTTAGTCAACTAACGAAGTTGCGATAGTTGGTTATCACGGTTAATAGTTTTTGTGGAGGTGAATTAACATTGCCTTAAAATTAATCACGGCGCCGACAGCAGATCCCGTAACGCTTACCGAAGCAAAAGAACACTGCAGAATAGACGGAGCTAGTGAGGACACCTATATCTCCGGTC